CAGCAGTTGTTACTGTTTTGTTTGTATTAATTGCTGCTGGAACTCCATTACTTAGACTACCTAAATTAAGACCTCCAATAGCATTGGTGACAATAGAATCACCTGTACCTGTAGATGTGGTGACATTGTTTCCGCTAATGCTATAGCTCGATGGCGCAGCATTAGTAATTACATAAGGCGAATCTATGGAAATTTGTGCAGAGGTCACATACTTAGCTGTAACATTTGCATAGGCTGGACTTGTTGCGACTGCAAAAATAAATGGAAGTAGCTCTTTCATTTTGTTACAGTTTTGTTATTCTTATTATCCACAATATTAGGAGTATTGCCAACAGCACTCTTTTTCTTGTTAACGGAGATGCCATAGCTACCTAAGACCCCACTAGTCAGGCCAGCTAAAAACGCTCCATCATTACGAATTTTATCCATGTACCCTAAAGTCATCATCGCCAGGCTCCAGCAAAGAATCATAAATCGGACAGCATGACCAAAGATTTCTCCCCAATCCGTACCTTCTTTTTCTTCTTTATCTTCCATATAACTAAGATGATATATACTATAACTATAGACACAAAAGGTTAAGAATGGTTGAAGTGATAGCAGCAGTAGGTGGAGCTATGATGACAGCTTGTTTTGTCTCAGTTGGTTCTGTTTCTTATAGAGGTAGACAATCAAGAGATGATCTTGTGCGTAATACAACAGCTATTGAACTGTTAACCACAAAAATTGATGATATGCATGACGATATGAAAGAAGTGTTTCATAGGTTGAAAGAGGTAGAACTAGCAGTAGCAGAAAACAAATCGAGAAGATAAAAAAAAAGACCCCTATTACTAGAGGTCTTAGTTCTTGCGAATGTCTAGTGTTGCCTAGTTTCCACTAGTCACTCACAAGTTCTCACACACGCGGATACACTAACATGAAAAAAAGCCCCCTGCTTGGGGGCTGTAACATTATTGTTTTATCCAGTAACTATAAACGCATCTTGTTTCTCCTCTACTGGGATCATAGGTGTCGTTTATAACGCCATCTATAACAGCGCAATAATGTCTGCTTAGATTACAGATAATTCTACCCTTAGGTAACTCATCTGCTTTTAGATGGACTTTGCAACCAGTTCCAATACCCATCGTAGCAACAGATTTAAATCCTAAACTTTGCATATAGTCTTGAAACCATTTGCGTTTAGTATTGATTCCGTTTCTAGCAGTCCTAACGCCACGCCTTGATTTCTTCATGCGTTTAGTAACCCTTTGAGTAGCGTTACCCTCTGCAAGTCGATCATAGACTTCTTTGTAAGGTAGTTCTGCTGCAATTGCTATTGCTCTGGCTACACAGTCTCCTGTAAGTCCTTTGTAACCAGCTTTGGCTCTACCGCCGTCATTGAAATTAAATTCCATAATAAAGTATAAAATGTAAAATGTAATGCCCTCCGAAGAGGGCGATATGTGAAGTTACCTTCCTGTCCACACCTCGTGAACTTCCTGACCATAATACTTTGTGCATTCTGGATCAGGATCTTTAACGTGTGGATCAAAGTCAGACCAATAACTTGTTCCGGTTCTACCAATAATATTGTCTCTTATTGCATGACAATAAGCGGCAAGTTTACTGTTGTAGATAAAACGATCTAAGTTAAAACCAATATACATACCGCTAGGGTAGAACATTGATTTTGGGTCTTTAGGTCGATGTAATTCTTTTTCTAAACCATTTGGAAAATGATTAGAAATGAAAGCATCTACTTCCTTGAGAGTTTTACACTCTCTAAGCTCAATGAAAGCTTTTTCCATAATATTCAAGAGTCAAGGTACAATTAGCCGATACCTCTACCGGCTATCCTTATTATAAAGCCAACTAATTAAGAATAGGATTTTAGTGTGACACTAATTTTATTGGCACACTAGTTTTCCGTTTAGATTTTTTTTCTAATTTATAGTAGTATTTAGATAAGTCGGGAAGCCTGATGATCTATGCAAAGCGGATCTGAAAGCTATATGATCCTTGATATGGGATTAAGGCAAGGCAGTCTTAAAGAGTTCGACTGACCCATCTCCCGATCTTTCTTTATCTTAAAAATTATGCTTAAAATCATTGAACCTATCATTTTTGCCTTCCTTCGTGGGTCAGCATTAAAAAAGCTCTTGCTTGATATCGCAAAAGCTATGGTGAAGAAATCTGATAATACAGTAGACGACAGGTTAGTTGAAGCTCTAGAAAGAGCATTATTTCCTGGCAGATAACTACTTCTTACCGCCTTTTTTCTTCTTCTTTTTCTTTGTTCCTGTTCCGTAATGACCTGGCATTTTGTGATGGGGGTAACTATTTATATAGTAAGATAAAAATCCTTATAAATCCATAGATGCATCGTTTAACTTTTGTGAACTGTCCTAAATGTAATAAATTAACAAGACAAAAAGTTATTAAATCAGATCGTAATTCTGAAAAAGTTATTGTTCGTAGAAGGCTTTGTATGGTTTGTGAACATAGATGGCATACTGTTCAATACCCAGAAATAACAATCACAGATCAAAAAGCTGGCTATATCAGAATAACGTAGCTATTCTATGGCTATGAGACTACAAATGCCTTGGTCTGGTTGGTTCAGTAACCAAGCAAAAAAAAGGAAAAAAGTAGAGCCTTGGGTAATGGCTGATGTTTCCTATGAAGAAGAGTTGCATATTGAAGTTGTTCTTAGGTCAATAGTTAATTATATAGATCCTGATGAAGTGCCAGATTTAATAAGCGCTTTCGCAAAGGAAAATTATCGCTTAGTAAAAATAATTCAACAAGCTGGAGATTATATAGATAAAATTAACGCTAAATCTTCTTCTCCCAAAAATAAGCGCAGTCTTTAGCCCATATACCACCACTAGCTTTTCCTTCTGGTAAGCCGAGACTACATTCTGCTTTTATTACATGATGATGTATGCAATCTATACAAAGAGGATGATCTCTACTCATACATCTAGCATCTGCATATAAATATTCTGCTTCTACAAGCGCTGGTTCTAATTCTTTAGCAGATAAAGGTAAATTAAGTTTGCCTTTTTTTGTTTTTATTTTTACACGCCAAACTGTAGGTTTCTCTTCATACAGCACCATGCGGCCAGCATGATACCTAAGAGATGCCATTACTTAGCCCAAATTCTGCCGTCAATAGTTTCCCAATCATCAGGAGGTGTAGTGATCCATTGTCTTTGTCCATTTATAACTCTAAACACATGATTACCGCAACATACAATTTCTCCTGATTTGCTCTGCTGCTGCTTTTCCTTCAGATTCTGTCTCGTATAATTTTCCACAATAAATTTTTTGTCCATCAAAATACCAAGGTCTAAATTTTGCTGTAAGTCCATAATATATCGGGTTGACTCCGATTTGTCCTTTGCAGACTAAATGTGTGATATACAAGATTTATTTTTCTCTAGTCAACTATTTTCCATTTACAAGCTTTCCATCTTGACTCTACATATTTAATAGCTTTCTTTTTATTTTCTGCATAGGTTGTCAGCTTCATAGGTGCATTGCCAACACCATTTACAATAAATGTATATTTTCTAGTTTTGCTGTCTTTTTCTGCTCTTGTAACGCCCTCCATATCTGGTGGCATATCTAATGCTTCTTTGTCTGGAAAGTTGTTTGACCTCATTGTTCTTGCGTATGTTTGGTTTATGACTGTTACAAAGAAACTTTAAAACAGTATTCCTTGCGTTATAGGTTCATAGCTGGCATCGTATCTTTTGTTGACACCTTTCGGATAAGGATAGATTTTATAATTAAGATTTGCCATTATTTTGTTTTTGTCTTTGCCTTTTATAAATAAATATCTATGCTTTGGATTTATTTCTACTGCTTTTAATTGAAGCTGTTTTATGACTTCTTGCCTATCAGGAAACCATTCATAATTGGTCATAACATCGTCTAATGTATCGTCAAAATATAATATTGCTTTTAACTTAATCCAATCATCTACAGTTGGAAAACTAAATCCTTTATCAAGCCTAAACCAATGTGCCGCAGTATCTTTATAACCGAAAATTCTGTCTAGTTGATTTGCAGTATACCTACCTTTGTGTTTTCTAAGAAAATTAGCAATAACAACTCTATCTAAATTTTCTTCATTAATTCTTCTTTTTCTATGTATTACATCTTTTTTTCCTTTCAATCGATTTTGTATATGACCTAAATTCCTAAAATGAAATTCATTGCCATCTTTATCTATAAGTTGTTTTGTGTTACTAGTTTTTCCTGTATATAAAAAATTACAAGCTTGATATATATAGCCGCAATGATCCATGTTTATGTCACTAAAACTTATAATAATATCAAAATTTTTTATATATTTAATTGATTTGCTGACAAAAAAAGATAGACAATTTTTAGGTAATCCTTCATTTACACATAATCTGTTAAGTTCTATAGCCTTATCTTTATATTCTTGACCGGCAATACTTTCACATAAAGTTGGGCTTGCTGGCATTCCAAAAGCACAAACACCTTGCAATGTATGATCATTATATAAACCAAAAGCAACTGTTATTGATGGTATTCTTTTTGCATAATGCTTTTTTAAAAACCATTCACGGCATTCATACGACATGATTGGTCTAACCATATAATTATGAGGAATAGTCATTCTGTTACTTCTTTAATTTCTTTTTGAGAAAAGTCTATAATTGACATTTTTTTAACTTTATCAATCTCTATATTGTGTTTATCAATTATTATTTGTATATTTTCATCAACCCAATCACTTCTTAAACCACATTTACCATCGTCTTTATAATCAATAAGATGATCATAACCTCTAATATTATGGTCTAGTTTTTCTTCTAGTTGATCAATCTTTTTAGCTTTTAATTTTTCTAATATTTTTTGTTCTTTAGTAGACATTAGTTTTGCTCCATCAATTCACTTATTGTTAGCATATGTGCCTTTTGTTGTATTGACTCATATGTACTTTTTCCTAATTTCTTAACTAATAAATTAGAAAGTGTTTCTTCATACTTGTTCTTGTAAGAAGTCTTTTGTTCTTGCTGCATATCTAATATTCTTATGAATTGATTACAGATATTTATCTTTTTATTAACCTTATGCAACCAAGTATTGTTTTCTACAGAAGGTGCTTCTTTCTTTACTCTTTTCTCCATAAAATTCATTTCATCAACAGCAATCCTTAATTCATCTCTAAGAACTGTTTGTTGATCTGGTGTTAATTCATTAATCTTATCGACATGAATTATTTGATCTAGACTTATGCTTTTATAAAAAGCGGACATGGTGTAATTACAAGATTTATACATCTATTTTAGCGTAAATGATAATAAAGTTTAAAAAAAGGGGCAATATGCCCCTATATGTTTAGAAAGGAATAATATCCTCCTCTTCTGCTGCTTTTACTTTAGGGTCTGATAAATTCATACCAGCATCTAAAGATCTATTCTCTTTTTCCTCTATAGACTTAAGTGTTTTGTAATCTGGCTCTAGATTAATAGATAGATACTGTAATCCACTTTTAGATTTATTAATGTAAGCACTAGCTCTTACAGTTACAGCACCTTCTGGATGGTAGTCACTTTTCTCAGGTGTTGCTTTTTGCAAATAGGTACACATCTGTATGATGTCCATATCTGTCATCTGCATAGTTCCATTGTATTGTGGATACTTTTTGCTAGGGTCATACTTATCGCCATATCTAGCCTTAAGGCTATCTTCTGTGGCTTTGAAAAGTGCAAGGTTTACTTTAAATTCCATGATTAATTAATTGGATTAGATTGACGTTTAGCTAATTCGAGAGCCTCTATATCAGCTAACTTATAGAGGATTTTTCCGTTGATAGTAATGTAATCAGGGGGTTTGCCCTCCATCCTCCATCGTGCAACAGAATTAACATGAACTCGCCATCGTTTAGCTAGTTCAGATGCTGTTAAAAACTGATCATTACATTCCGTGGTCATCTAAAGTCTCCTTTACTGTCTCAGGTGTAACGTCTAAAGGTTGTATGTCTACAACCTCTTCGCTGGTCTGTACTCCTAACAATAAGTCAGGAATATATTGTCTGCCAAAAAATGTTGCGGCGCGGTTCCGCAAC